TTCTCTTCTTCCTGCGCTTTTCCTCATTTTCCCTCGCTATCCTTGCTGCGGGAGTTTCCGGGTACTTTCCTGCCATATCAACCTCCTCTTAATTCTGCTCGGCCTCCCCGAAGAGCAGCACGTTTGCTAAGTCGCCCACCACTCTTTAAATTTAATTCTGGATCATCCATATAATCAAAAGCTGCATCACTAGAATCAACGGTCATCTTCTTCTTTTCATCACCTCCAAGAAATTTTGGCAATGTAACTTCTCGTTTGCCTCCTTCAAGGGGTTTTAATGCTCGCTTAGATTTAGGGGGTTCATCTTGTAGTATATGTTTAGGATCTACAGCACCCCTTGGACCTGTTCCAACAAACTCTGAAGCATGGCGCTTTTTCTTAGGCTTGGGCTTGGGCTTGTCTTTCTTTTCTTCGGCAAGTTTAGTTGTATACTTCTTGCCCCTCCAAGAGAAAATACCCTTATCCGCATCCCCATCTTTCTGAGCTTCTTTTCTGGCTTTAGCGAAAGCTTCCCCAAATGAGGTACGTTTAGGCCCGGTAGCTGCCTTCTTCTCCTTCTCCTCTGCACGTTTCAGGAGACGATCTCGTATACCTTTTCGCTTCCTCTTCATTTCTTCGTGTCTTATTTGAAACGCTGTCTTGGCCTTTTTCGTACTATCCGCCGAGGTCTCTACCTTTTTTTTATTCTTCTTCCTCTTCTCTGCACGTTTCAGGAGACGATCTCGTATACCTTTTCGCTTCCTCTTCATTTCTTCTTGTCTTTTTTGAAATTCTGTTTGTTTTGCCATAACTAATCCTCCACCTTGAAAGATTTACCAGTTTGATAGTCTTCATCAACAACCACATCTTCAGGCGGTCCTTGTACATCCGGTCCCTTCCGAGCAGCACCATAGCCCTGACCGGTTGGCTTACCAACTATATCATTAAGCTTGGGAGGATATTGAAGTAGTATATGTGGTCCTCGCATATTATTTTCCCTTCTTCATTTTTTTAATCAGTGACATGAAATTTTTATAGACTATGTATCCAATAAGATAAGCCATAAGAACACCGATAGCTCCCATAATCCAACACTCTAAGGGATTATTTATCGCTTCGGATAGTTTCTCTGTAACTACTGCAACTTTATTTTCCATTTAAGCTTTCCTTTTTTTACGAAAACTTTTCAGTGTCTTGGCTAAGTTAGCCTGTCTGCGTGTAGTTGGATTCTTGCTTCGAAGGGCTTTCTTTAATTGAGCCTGTGTTATTTTCTTTCCGGGTTTTACTTTAAGTTTCGCTCGTAAAGCTCCGGGTCGTTTAATAGCTTTCTTAATCCACCCACTTTTACTTTTGCTTTTTCTTTTACGTTTAGTGGGTGGTTTCATAATCTGTTGTCTTACACTTGATCGACTAATCATAAAGAGAAGCTACAATTTTGTATAATAAGAAGCTACATATTTATTACCATCAGTTTCCATACTACCTACTTGACCGCCCTTCTTAAGAGAGGTCAACTTCCGATCCGGTCGGGGGGCTGTCTTTGCTTTTTTAGTAGGAGCTTTAGTCACTTTTGGTAGTTGTGAAGGTAATCCCACAGCCTTGGCCCAATATTTTGAATCTTTGAGACGCTCAACTGCCTCTGTTCCTTTAGGACTCAAACCAATTTCACCAGCCTCTTTCTTTTTTTTACGATTCTGCTTTGGGCCTTTAATTCTTGATGCAATTTTTTTTACTGCTGCTTTTTGTTTACCTACTTTACCGCTATTTTTTCTTTCTACTTTTGGAAACAAATCTATCGATGTTTCCCTACCCCAACATGAGTCATACCACCATGTTTTTTTTGTATGACTTTACCCCCCTCTTTCTTTTTAATATTATGTCTCTTAACCATATCTGTCATAGATGTTTTCAGATGCTTGATTTCTTCCTTAACATTCTTTAGTTTCTGATTAGCTTTATGTCGTCCCATTACTGTTTTATTTTTACCGGGAGAGGCTTTAAGTTTCAAAAATTCTACATCCCTTTTTAATTTCTCTAATTTCTTTTTATTATCATTGTACCTTTTCTGTACTCCCTTCATTGTACTTAGACGTTCTCCACGAGCTATTCCAACATCTGTCGGACTTGGTTCAGGTATCTCTGTCCCATAAGCCCGTCCCGGTTTCCGTGCCTCGCTTGCCGGGGTTCCCAGATCCGCAGCCTCTCGACCTGCTTCCTGTCTGGCTTTATCAGCAGCCTTTGGCTTTGCCTTTGGCGTAGCCCGCTTTTTGAGAAACTTCGTAGCTGCCTTTGCCGCTAATCTTGCTACCATATTAACTTCCCTTCAATTATCTGTGTCATTAACTTGATCCTCTTATAATTGTGTCTGGTCCACCAGCAGGAGAAGCAGCAATTTCCATATCGTCTTGCCGAGTCTGTCTGGCCTGATTACGTAGTAAGTCTATAGAACTTTGGTA